CGTTTGTACCGCTAAAGCGCGCTTGAAGGCAGTTGGTGAACACCGCCACCACGGCCATGGGTGAGCCAGGGAAGACATCTTCGTGCTGGTCTTCGACGCGGGGCGTTCCGAGGTAGGGGCGAACGAACGACATCTCAGTATGCAGGGTTCTCGACGTCGGGAGACACCGGCAACCGATAGAGTATGTTGTCGGCGGGAACCTGCTCGCAATTCACTTCTTGGTGAGCGGGGTGAAGTTGAATCTGCGTCTCGATCTGCTGGTCTACGCGGAAGCGCTTCTGATCCGCAAACCGGATGACGATGTCATCGCCCTCCAACGAAGGGTTGTCGGGCAGCCAGAAAGTACAGGACGCTGCGTCGAGACGTTGCATCGGCGTGATCGGAGACGCCGCACCAGTCGCGCTGATTCCGCTTCGGCCGTAGGTGATGAAAGGATTCCAGTAACCGCCGATGAACCCTGTGCCCCAGCACTCCCGGCAGTTCGCCCGAATCACTTCCTTTGTCCGACGGTCAAAGCACTTGAGGCAGCGCACGCCCCATCGCCGCTTCTTCAAGAGCGCCACACGAGTGCCGTTGAACTTGAGGGACAGCCGGAAATCGCGCTGCACTTTGCGGAGGTACTGCGCCATCTTTCGATCAGGGTCCTGCGGCTTGATTTGGTCAATCGCACTCAAGACCTTTCCAGACGGGAGCGTACACTCGATTTTGTAAACCGGATCCGTGAACATCCGGAGCTCATTCGGCTGCAGCACGTCGAGCGTTGACGGGATTGAGCTGAACTTGTCGTAGTAAGAGTATTGATCTTGGTTCTCAAATACTCTGTCCCACGGCCCCTCAGCCCCGCTTCGGTAGAGCGAGAACTTGAACGGCCCAGACTCTCCGGGATCCAAGCTGTCGATCGTCCACTGGACAAAGTAGCCGTAGGGGTAGATTCCCCGGAAGCATGTGAAGCGCAGCTTCATGGCGTCGGCGCCTCCATCGGGCTCTCGATAGCCTCCGGGAAAGTGTGCGACATCTGGTCGAACATCCGCTTCGTCTCGTACTCCTTAGTCTCGTTTCGGCCGGCGATCTGGTGAGCCAAGTTCCACGCCCGAGACTCCGGGCGACGGGGGTCGAGCTGATCCGTACTGAAGAGCCCTTCCGAGCGGGGCGAGACGTTCGTCTCGGGCTGCGCGCTCGTCTTCATCATGGACTCGATGTTCTGTCCGCTCGGGCTCATGTACTTGCCGAGCACCGTAGCGAGAACCGGACGATCTCGACGCGGTACGGCCTTGAACTGCGCGTAGCCCACCACCTTGCCGTCCTTGTCACGAAGGGGAAGGTGGTAGCTACCCGGCGGCAGACCCATCTTGTCGACGGCCGCCTGGAGCGGACGAATTGTTGATCGCGGCAGCGGCGTGCGTTCTTCAATACGGTCCTCCGCGTGCGAAGCTCCCTTTACGGCGTACGGCGGCCCCGAGTCCATCGGGCGGTCGAAGGTCGAGAAAAAGTCGTTCGCGTCAAACGAGGACCCAACCCCAAGAGGAACCTCCTCTTCGCGGGACGCCCCGTTAAAGCGACTCGCGGGGTAAGCCGTCCCCGTTCCCTCCGACAGCGGGATCTGATAGCTGAGGCGCTGCTCGCTAGTTCGCATGGGCTCAGGTCTGCGTCACGGGCATGGTCACGCTGTTGTTGCCGAAGACGCGGTCCGTCGCTCCGACAGCCGCGTCCGACCCGTGGGCGGCCACCTGATCACGGAGCGGCCCAGGGGCCAGCTGCGCCTCTTGCACCATTGGGCGCTCAGCTTGTGGAGGCTTCTGCTTAGTAAACGAGGGCGGCTTTGGCGGCTGGGGCGCTTTGGCGACCGGCGGGCGCCCACCTGTCGGAGACGCGCGCTTCTCCACCCGCTCGGGCAGGCGCTTGCCTTTCGACGCCTTGTCCCACTCGTGGACGTCAGCCGCGGTAATCCCGTGCTGTCGAGCCGTACCAGTATGGAAGAAGCGCCGCTGTGCTTCGGACGCGTAGGGCATGCCCTTAGGATAGCCCTACGCGGCCGTCACGGCGAGAGACAATCAGGACGCAGAGGGGACCTGATCGAAGATGATCTGCTGCATCGACTCGCTGTTACCGATGCCGATACCCGGCGCGGCGTACGAGAAGAAGGTGATGATGTCCGCCCGCTGCTCGATGAAGAGCGTCGCGTCCTGGAGGAGGAAGAAGTTCCCGAGGAAGTTCTGCGGCGAGAACACGAAGCACTCGCGGGGGTTGTAGATGTCGGTCTTCGCGGTGGTGATCACCGGAATGCCCCAGAGCTTCTCCTCCTTGTCGATGCCCTCCTCGTAGTGCTTGCGCGCGATCGACTCGCCGACGAGGGTGGCCGGGAGGTTCATCGCCTCGCGGTACAGGGAGTTGGTCATCAGCATCTTGCCGATCGGCCGGCGACGGTTGTCGAGCGCCTGGAACCCCTTGACGAAGGCCGCGTTGGTGAACGCGCCGACCTGGGTCCGCTGGTTCGCCGCGTTGCGGTTGATCAGGGTGAGGCAGGTGCGCCGGAAGTAGAGGTCCTCTTGGTCGGCGAGGTCCTTCACGCTGTTGTCGGCGAGGATCTTGCGGATGTCGTTCTGGTACGTCATCAGCTTGAACTTCGACTTCGTGAAGAGGTCCGACTGGGTCTTCCCGAAGTAGACCACGTAGCGCTTGCCACGGAACCAGCGAGCGCGCGGCGTGCCGTCGAACTGCACGTAGGTGGCGCTGGAGTCGGGCTCCTTCTCGATGATCTTCCGGGGCTCGTCCGAGTCGACGTCGCGGTCGATCTCATCGTCCTGCAGCGGCTGCGGCGGGAGCACCATGCGCACGGCCGCCTCCTGGCGGACGATGCTGCGGATGAAGGCGGTACCGGCCTCCTCCGCGAGCTTGGTGTTGCCCGAGCTGAGCATGTTGACGAACTTCTGGTTCAGCAGCGTGGCGTTCGCCTGAACGGTTTCCGTGTTGTACATGATGGTCTCCAGGTCTCCTTAGGTATGTCTTGCGTTCAGCGCGTGGTCGGGACGAACACCACGTGGAGCTTGCCGTTGGCGAGACCACGGTTGCCGACGAAGCCGACGACCTGAAGCGTAGAGGACGCCGAGGTCTTGGCGACGAACTGCCCCGCCGCCACGGTGAGGGGAGTGCCGGGAGGGAAGGACGAGCCGGTGAACTGGTCGGTGATGAACTCGGCGAAGCCGCAGAGCACCACGGGCTTCCCCGTGAACGCCCCGTCGAAGTCGTCGTCGCCGCCGTGGACGAAGCCGATGAGGATCGGGAGCGCCGGCGTGCCGAGCGTCGGAGACGTCGCGAGCTCCCAGTACCCGCTGCTGTTGAGGGTGACGGCCATGCCCGGCACGATCGTGCCCGGGACAGGGGTTCCCTGCGCGTCGGGGGTGGTGACGCCGGTGCCGTTGTCGATCGCCGTGGCCGCCTCTTGCGCCAGAGCGTCGGAGATCCACAGCGACGCGTGGCCGCCGGGAAGCGGGGTCGCCGAGATCAGGTCGTAGTTGCTGTTCAGCTTCATCTGTTGCTCTCTTTCCTCGTTGAGATATTAGGCGCCCGACGATCAGGCGCTTTCGTAGTTGAGCAGGGTTTCCTCGAACTGCTCCCAGGCCGTCTTCATCGCATCGTCGCGCGACGAAGGCGGAGCGCGGTATCCGCCGCCCTCGCTGGGCTCGCCCAGGGGTGTCGGGCGTTCCATACCCGCGCGCTTGACCAGCTTTTCGAGCGCCGACAGGGTCTCTTCGTCGGCGTCTTGCGCGAGCTTCTCCACCAGCGCAACAGGCGGCTCTTCGCCAACCTGTTGCTTGTAGAACTCGTAGAACTGACCGAACACGTTCGCAGGCTCTTCGTTGGCGGTCTTTTCTTCGACGAAGGCGGCAGTGCCGAAGGCGTCGATTTCGTCCGCGATCAGTTCGAGTGCTGAAGAGATCTTGTCAAGCGAGGTGTCTTCCATCGGGAGCGCGCTTTCCGGCAGGGACAAATCAGGCATCGCTTCGACCTGCTCCTGCGCCTTCATCTTCTTGATCGCTTCGTTTGCCGCGAACCCGCCAAGACCGAGAAGGCCTGCACCGCCAAGCCCGACGCCGGCGGCGGTGACCGGGTTCTCGTACCAGGCCGTGGGTCGGGGGCCAAAAATTGCGTCGCTAAGCCTATCGACTCCGGCTTTCCCGGCCGCGATGACCCCAGGCCCGTGCTTGGCAACTTGCTCGTCGATATGTCCGCCGATGTAGTCGCCCAAATGGTGCGCCCCCCGCCGAGCCTTTCTCGCGAGGTACTTCCCTGACCCCGGAAGCCCGTAGTCGATCGCCTTCTGAACGGCGACCACGTCATCGTAAGCCCCGCGCGTGGCCTTCAGCGCCGGGTCAAGGTAGTTGATGAGCTGCTGCGCACGGCTTACGGGCTTCCCTTTTGCCCCGTGCGGCAGCGGCGCGGCGTAACGAAGCTTCTCGATGAAGTCCGCGACGCCATGAGGAGAAAGGCGAGGCGAGCCGGGCGGGCTCAGGTTGGCGAACTTGGCGCGGTTGTGCTGACTCATCGGGACGTCCGTTCGCGAAGAAGTGTAAGGCCACGAACAGCCTTCAGAGCCGACGCGCTCTTCTGAAAGAGCTGAACCGCCCGCAAATTGTCTTGCTGGCGGATGGTGTGCGCCAGCTTTCGAAGCTGCGCCCCAGGCTGGCTCTCATCCACTTCGATCTCAGTCACAGGTGCCCGCAAGGAAGCCCGGTACCCGGCCTCCTTTACGGCGTAGAGACTGGCCCACGAGACCTCAGGATCGGGCACGGCGCGAACAAGCTCAGCGAGCTTACGCGCCATGGCGCCGTAGGTGACCGGACCGTCGCCTAGCGCGCTTGCGATCTTGACGGTCGCTGGCGCGCGAGGGAGGTCCCGCAGGACGTCGTC